AGACGGCGTCGCTGACCTCGCAGGGCAGTTGCTGGACGGTCTGGCCGTCGAAGCGGAAGAAGTTCTTGCCGCCCATCCAGAAGACGCCCGCGTCGGTCGAGACGATGGCCTTGCGGGCAATCAGGCCGCAGGACGACCCGACGCGCTCAAACTGATGCACGAAGGGCGGGCCGACATAGACCGACCGATGCGCGTCGCTGTCAGTGACGATCAGCGACTGGCCGTTCGCGCGCACGCCTGCCATGATCTGGCCGGAGGTTTGCAGGATTTGGCTGCCCGCCTGATTGGTGGCGGCGGCGGTCCATGTGGTGTTGTCTTCCTGATCGCACCAGTCCACCCGGCGCGGATCGCCGTCTGCGCCCAGCGCGAACAGGAAGCGCTCTTCGGTGGACAAGACGCCCGAGCAGTTGGTCGGCGCGCCAGAGATAACCGCTGCGGGCGTGGCGGTGTTTAACTGCCACTCGTACAGCTTGCCGTCAGACGTGCTGCACGCGACCAGATATTGACCCCACGTGTCCAGCGTCCACGTCGTGGCCTCCGAGTAATTGCCAGTGTCCGGGCGCTCGACGCCATAGAAGCTGGAGCCGTAGGTGCCGCCACCGTAGCCAGTATTCACGGCGGCGTCCTCAATGCCCGCCGTCAGGCCCGTTGGCGTGATGTCGTATACGTCGCCCGAGGCGTCCGCGCTGCCCGGCATGACGTACAGCTTGTTGTACGTGCCCGAGGCGATCCAGCGGGTGTTGCTGTTGTCCTGCCAGCCCGCCATGCCGCGCGGGGCCGCCGCGTAGGCCGAGGCCACTCGGTCGCGCCATCCGCCGATGGGGCGCAGGCTGCCCTCCTTCCAGCGCACCAGACTGCCGTCACGCCAGCGATTGCTGCCTTCCAGATCAGTGCCGTTGCGGAAGAAGCCGGGCGGGAGTTGGATGGGTATCAGGGGCATGCGTCATCTCCAGCCTGCGACTACAAGTTCGTTCGCATACGAACTCAATACGTCCGCCGTAAAGGTTGTCGGGCCTCGGACAGCGCCGTCTTGGACCCAAGAGAAGTGAGAGGTCGCGCCCTCCAGAGCGGTGTATCGAACTTCAGGCGTTGGACCCTTGTCGGCGGTTACCACAGGAACCGCGTAGCCTCCAACGCCGGAGCCGAACACCAGCATCCCACTGGACGTATTCAGCACCACATCAGTCGGGTCAGCCGCATAGGCAGAGCCAGTGACCTGCGGGGTCACGCTGGCGTAGTTGAACATCTCAAACACATCCATGGACGAGCGCCCGGAGCCGCCAGTGCCAGTAATGCTACCGCTGGTTGCGGTGGTCTCGTATGTCCAGATCGACGCGCCACGGCCATTTCCTGATACAGGGTCCGGCACCGGGTTGTTCATGGTGTTGCCATTGAACTGCACAGTGCCGACATCATACCCAGCAAGCTCCAAGCACACAACGACCAGCTTGGTGCCGGACGTGAAGCTGGTCCACGATCCGGCGGGGAAACCATCGCCCGTTGTCGTCGCTCGACCGATGTAGTTGTAGGTCGGCGTGGCGCGCTGCGATGGCGCTATGAACGGCGCGGGAAACGTCATTGCAGGGCCGTAATGCTGATGGCCGAGAAGCCATTAATCTTGGTGATGTACAGGAAGAAGTCGTCGCCGTCAGTGGTGGTTAAGGCATCCCCAGTTTCTGCTGCGAAGCCGCTGAGTGTCACCGTGCCAGCACTGGCATTGTTGGTCACCTGAATGATGATCGTGTAGTCGCCCGTCGCCGTCGGCGCGGCCAGAGTGAACGCACCACCGTTGATGATGCGCTTGAGGTTGCCGCCTGCCGGATCGGGCGTGTAGGTGCCGCTCGACTTGGTGCCGTCGTTATCCGCCGTGGCCGTGTAGCCCGCCGTCAGGTTGTCGTCGGTGTCGGCCTTCAGTATTTCGGCGTCGGCGGCTTCCTTGGCATCCAGTTGCGTCTGGATGTTGCTGGTCACGCCATCCACATAGTTCAGTTCCGCCACCGTGGCGGTCAGGCCGTTGAAATCGGTCAGCGTCCACGTCACCCCGTCCAGCAGGTTCAATTCCGCCGTCGTGACGGTCGCGCCATCCAGAATGGCGAACTCGGTGGCGTTCGTGCCGCCGAGCAACGTGTCCAGCGCGCTCCAGTTGGAATTGAGGTCGCTGCCCCATGTGTCTTCGGAACCGCCAACAGTCGGCAGGTTCCACGCATAATTAGTCGTCGTTGCCATGTTGGCCCCCTATTTGCTTGACCCTTTATACCACGCGTCAAGCAGCAATGTCAGTATAGCCCGATTTCTTGGTCCATGTGTTGGATGCTGGGCTGACGGTGTCATAATCCTGCGTGTCTTCAGCGGCTTCGGTCCACGTATTCGAGGCCGCGCTGGCGGGCGTGTATGTCTGGCTGTCCTCGCCTGCCTCGGTCCAGATCGACGTGACAGGCACGATCTGACCCCAGACCAGCACTTTGGTCGTGTAGACCGTGGCAGATACGCCAGTGGCGTACGCCGTGGCGGCGGCAGAGGCCGTGGCCGTGCCGACTGCGCCAGTGGCGTATACACCAGTGGTATATACCGTCATGCCCAGCTTGATGAAGACAGTACCGACAGACCCGGTCGCCGAGACGCCCGTCGCGGACACGGTCGCCCCACCCGTGGCGGTCAGATCGCCCACCGCCCCGGTGGCAGAGACGCCGGACGGATACGCGGTCGCGCCCGCCGAGACGCTGACGCTGCCCACGCTGCCCGTGGCGGCCACGCCCGTCGGGTAGACGGTCATCTCCAAGAAAATGGAGACCGTGCCGACAACCCCGGTCGCCGAGACGCCAGTCGGTAAGACGGTGACGCTGACGCCCGCGCTTGGGGCGGCCAGTGGCGTCGCGTTAAGTGGGCTAAAGCCGAACATGGACGGGCCTCCTAGATGCTAGAATATCACAGCATCCGAAGGTTCTGTAGCCCGTTCAGATATGCCTCCGCCTGACGCGGACACTTGAATGCCGTGCAGAAGTTCGCGTCGTAGTCGGCCTGATCGTCCACCACGATCCAGTGCGCCCGGCCCCTGATCTTCGGGAACTTGCCGCCCTTGCTGATCCGGGTGGCGAAGCTGTCCAGCACCTTGTAGCCCGCCGACGCCACGGCCAGAGACGAATGTTGCCGCTCGGGCAGCGTATGCTCCAGCACGCCGTCAGAGTGCAGGTGCCCGTCGATCAGCAGGTCGGCCTCCTCGGCCTCCAGCATCTCGCGGATGTGACCATGCAGACGGTGGAACCACGAATTTCCCTTGCCGAACTTGTGCGTCAGGCTGACGCGGCAGTCCCGGCCATTGGGCGTGCGGACCACGAAGCGGCACATCCAGTAATCGCGGATCATGTCCTCGGGCAGCCACTCAGAGAACAGGTTCGACAAATACGGGTTCATCTCTTCGTGGTTGCCGTCCACCCACGCATCTGGCTGGAAGATGTCGATGTAGTACTGCGCCCGCAGCAGCGCGTCCGGCATCGTGCATTCCTGATCGGCCCACTTCTTCGCCAGACGCCCGGCCAGCGGCCAGTTGTTTAGCAGGTCGCCGCCGTGGCACATGACGGCGTCCAGATCGTGGGCCGCCCGGATGTCGGCCTCCAGCAGCCGCAGCGGCGTGGAATTGTCATCGACGTGCGGATCGGTAGCGTGGAAGATGACATACGCGCCGTCCGGGCGCTCAATCACGGGCCACGTCTTGCGGACAGCCTCGGACAGCTTGCGCTCAACCACGCTGGCGTGGCTGTCCCAAGCCTCCTGTGGCGTTTTTGCACCACTCTCCAGATTATAGCCCACGTCGGACAGCTTGATTAAAGTATCTGCCTTCGGGGGGTTCGCTTTGGCGATGGTGACGCGGCTCTGGAACGTCCTGTAGGGGATGCCCAGCGCGGCGGCGGCTTTGCGCATGTTGCCGTATTTCTCAACGGCGGCCAGCGCCTGAGCGCGTTCAGCTTCAGAAAGAGGGGGTCTCACATCGCTTCTCCGTCCCAGAAGTCCCAACCCCAGAGAACGGCGCAGGCGGTGTCATTGGGCGGCAGGACGATCAGTATCCACTCGCCGTCGATGTGCGACACATACAGCCGCGCGTCCACTTCGCCGAGGGAGGTGGAGACGATGGGCGATCCGATCATCTCCATGTTGTTTTCTGCCATGAATGCATCAAGCTGCGATGCAGGCAGGCAGGCAGGTTCTTGAGCGGCTGCCGCGCTAGTAAGGCAGATCGCCGTTGCTGTCAGGAGGTGCTTCATCATCAAGCGCCCTTTCTGCTAGGGCCGCGCACAGCACCAGCAGTGCCTTGTACGCAGCGATGACGGTCGGCACTTCTGCCGCCGTGAACTCCCTCCCCACCCGCGCAGTCTCCGCGCGGCCAATCAAGTCGGTGCCCTGTTCGATCAGGGGCATGTCTTTCCAGATGTCAGTCATTCCAGTATCGATCATGTGATTTCCGGCAGTGGCTGCGCCCGAAGACGAAAGTGAAGCAGCGCCAGAATGTGGATGTGTCTTGGTGGTGCCACGCGCGCGAACAGAGGCTCTGGCTCTTATCGCTGTATATGCAGTCGTGGATGCGCCTGCTTAGGGTGACCAGCCACACAGCCTTTCTCCTGTGATGTTGTGGGTAAGTATTTGACGTGACGTGCCTTCTGTCAACACGTCGTCCACCGACGGGCGGATCGGCTCCGCCCAGTCGCAGCTATTCGTCGTCACGCATCCAGCGAGCCAGATCGCTGCGCACGTCAGCAGGGCTGCGGCCTTCCACATAGTTCTCCACCTCTCTCTGTGTCTGCATTGCCTCAACTGCCCTCTCGGCGGCTTTGCGCCGCTCTGCGTTGACGCCAGATCGCCGAGCGCCGATCAGCACGGCCAACCCAGCGACCGCAGCGGCCACATACTGCCACGCGCCGCCAATTAGCCAGTTAATGATCGTCTGCATCGCTGAAGACCCTCGACAGCTTGTCCCGAATGCCGATCAGGCCGAAGCCCAGCCCCATCATTGCAGCGGGCGAACTGTCGCCGTTGCCCGACAGCATGGCGATCAAGACGCCGAACTCGTTGGTCCAGCGGCCAGCGCCAGCCATCATGGCGATGCCGATGGCGATGGAGAAGACACCCGCCCACCACGTCACGCTCTTCGGTCGAATGTATCGCATGGTCACCTCCGAAACAGGCTGAGAAAGCGCTCCAGCAGCGTCATGGGTTCCAGATCGGCGTTCACGTCGAACAACTGCTCCGCCGGGTGGTCCATCATCAGAACCTCCAGTTCCGCCGGGGACATGATGCGCAGCGCTTGGCTGTACTTGTTCGACGAATTGACCTTCCAGACGGTGATGCCGTCGCGCGGGTATTCGCCGAACAGGAACATCCTGCGCTCTTCCTCACGGCGCTTCACCAGCCCCTCCAGCACGACAAGCTGGCCGTTGACGCGGCCCTTATTGTAGAGCGTCAGGCGGCGCGCGGCGTCTTCCTTGTCACCTCGGTTCAAAGCCTCGGTGGCGGAGGCGCGCGAGATTGCGCCCGTGTTGAAGTGGAAGCTGACCAGCGCATCGAACTCATGCTGCGCCAGCGGAACCTTCACAGCGCGGTTCACGCCGTCTTCGTACTTCTTGATGTGCTTCTGGAAGAGAGCGACCGCCTGCTTGATGGCGGCGTCCACGTCCTCGGGCATCCCGCGCGGCATCTTCTCCGGGTCGGGATCGCCGCTCATTACAGTGTGACCGATGCCGAAGGTCCAAACTCCGACAGGGTCGATGTAGGGGGCTGGAACGATGCCCTCGCTGCGCGCGATGGCGATCAGGCCGCGCATGCTGGTCTTCATTGTCCGTTGCGCTCCATGCGCTCAAGAGTGTCGCGGATCGCTTGGATGTTCTCGCCGATCCGGGCCAGCGACAGGGTGTTTTCTGCGACCGAGGCTTCGATGGCTTCGATCCGGGTGTCATGGCGCACGATGTCTCGGGCGTTGACCTCAATGGCGTTGTTCATGCTGGCGACAAACCAGATCAACGCCCCTGTCTGGGCGATGATCGCCGCAATGAACGTGATCGGAACGCTCTTGCTCAGATGCCATTGTTCGTGTGCCATGTCAGCATCCTATCAGTTACGGCGCAGTCGGCCAAGTTACATTGTCGGGGAAGCCCGGTTGCTGCGGAATATCCCGCAGTGCTTGACGGTAGGTGCCCCATGCAGCCTGATCGACCGGAGCGTCAGGTGTCTGGGTCCAGTCGCTCTGCGCCAGCAGCATGTCCCGCTGCCCTCGAATCTGCGCGGCCATCTGGCCAGACACCTCGGCGGCGCTTGGCGGGATATACGGCGCGATCTGGTCGCCCATCGCCTTGCGCAGCGCCACGTTGTCCACGGTCATGTCCGTGTCGTTGGGGTCAAGCGTGTAGGGTATCCACCCATACACCGGGTGGTTGATCTCGCAGTCGATGCGAGTGTCGTCGATGTAGTGGGCGTTGCGAACTTCCATCACGAAATCCTCACGAAGATTGTGGCTGGTATGTAGTTCGCGTTCGCCCCGTTGCGCGTGTAGTTCCCCATGGCCCTCCACGTTCCCGATAGCGACGAGCCAACACCGCTCCCGTAGTACCACGCATTACCTGTGTACGTTGGCAGGACCACAGCCCCGGCGGGGCGCAGCCCGCTACCCGCATGAGTGCTGCCGGGGGTAATCGTGGTGGTGTAGCTTGCGGTGCAGGCATACACATACGTCCCCACATCACCGTAGGTGGTGGAGACGGTCGCAGCAGTCTCGGCCTGCCAGCCATTTGTCGTGTCATAGGTCAGCACCTGCCCGTCAGTCGGGGACATGGCGGAGTTCACGTCAGACAGGTTCTTGATCGACTGCCCGGTGATGCCCGTCAAATAGCCGCTGTCATTCGTCAGCGTCGAAATATTGTCTCCGGGCCGTACAACTCCGGCAGGTGCGATCTTGTCGGACAGGTTAGCCATCGGCCCCTCTTAAGACGTGCAGTGAATGCGGTCTTGGTGCTTGGCCCAGAACTCGCTGATGTCGGCAGTATAATAGATCACGTCGATCTTGTTAACGCCCCAGATATGGGTGGTGATCTGCTGCCAATCTGGCCCCTTGGCCGTCTTGGCGAGGGACACCGTCTTGCCGTCGATGCTGTAGACCTTGGCGCGGCAAACGCGCTCCTGCTTGGAGTAGCCACCGCAGAGATACAGGGTGCCGCCGTCCACGACCCGTGCCGCCAGATCATCGACGAAGCGCTGCTTGTCCTCATGAGGGACGCAGGCGAAGACCGCGCCGTGGGCGTAGACGAAATCGTACTGGCCGTTGGGAAGGTGAGGGACCCAGTGCAATTCCGGGTGGGCCTCGGCGGCAGCGCCATGCACATCGTGCAGCGTCAGGTCCAGACGGTCACCAATGGCGGCTTCGATGGAGCCATCCCCGCAGCCGACAGACAGCGCCGTCTGGGCGTCACCCGCCCGGTCCATGATCTTGTCCACAGACCGAGCGATGTAGTCCTCATATGGCCCACCGAGCATGTACCGGTAGTAGCCCTCACGGTAGATGTCGGCGTAGTCCATCAGGCATAGAGGGTGTCGATGGTCGTGGCCGCGTCAGCGGCACCGAGAAGGGTGGTCAGGATCGCGACGAGAAGCTGGTCCTCCCGGTGGATAGCGGTCATCATCCCCCAGTCCTCCTGCGTGTCCACATCGGCGGTGGCCAGTGCGGCTTTGAACGCATCCCAGAGAGTGCTGTCACCGTGCGGGATGTCGCGCATCTTGACCACAAGGGCCAGCTTACTCTTTTCCACAACAACCGGTGGAAGTGGTTCTGCAAGAACCTCGTATTCGAGCGACCCCGTGGCCCCTACGGTCACGGGCAGCACTGCGCGGTCCTTCGTCAGCCATGTGGCGACTGGGCTGTACATCTCTGCAATGCCGTCGAGGGTTTCCCCCTCCATCGGCATCGGTGCGCCAACCAACACGGTGCCGTACTCTGGCGACGTGTACAGGATCGTCATGGCCTTGTGGGCTTCGTCCACGGAAGCGATTTCGTAGGTGTAGGTGATGTGGGTCATACGATGGTCCCCAGCCTTGTTCCAGTGTTAGTCCATGTGATGTACGAGTTGCCGTTGACAGCTTCGCCTGCGGCGCCCCCGGAGGGTCCGAGGCCATCCCCGAGGTTAAATTGCGACCCGTTAGAGCCAGCGGCCCCAAGGTCACCACCAGTGCCGCCCCTGCGGGTTGATCGGGTGTTGTTGGAGTTACAGTTGATGCATGGGCCAGATACGTCACCCCCATCACCACCCGTTCCTGCTGCACTTGAGGTGCCGCCGTTACCTGCGCTTGGGGCAACAACAGTGAATAGGTTAGTGTTAAGTCCAGCAGCGCCGCCAGAGGAGGTGTAGCTAGAGTTGGTGCGACCGCCACCGCCGCCACCACCGCCAGCAAAGCCACTACAAGATGTTTCACCCATCTCGCACTCGCCAGAGTAAGCCGCCTTACCGCCACCGCCACCGCCGCCGCCGCCACCAGCAATAGTGCCTTGGTTGTCGATTGTAACAGCTACGGACGCTGAGATGGCACGTCCACCAGCCTGTCCAACAAAAGATGACGGATATGGAAGGCCATCATATGCGCCTGCGCCACCATTACCACCACGACCAGTGATTGTCCCATTGTTGATCAGGGTGACCCCACCGGGCCAAGAACCGTCGATGGTGAGCGCTGCGGTAGAGTTAGCTGCGACAGAGCCGTTGATGTTCACGCCGGAGCCGATGGTCGCCTCGACAGCCGTGCTTTGATCCCACCCAGCGGCAACTGCGAGACTGCGCAGGTTTGCGTTCACCTGCGTCGAGGAGATCGTGAAGGCGAAGACATTCGACTTGCCGTAACCGTCGGACATGCTGATCGCGCCGCTGGCCACGCCGAACAGGCCGCGCACGGCAGCGTCGTTCATCGAGATCTGTGCGGTGCCGGAGTTCCCGAGTTCAACGTTCACGTCGTTAAGCGAGATCGCACCGGACGAAGGTAGGGTCATAGCGGTCCTCCATAGGCCGTCATGTTGCCGACGACTGTGAGGTTACCAGACGAGTCGAGCTTCATATAGTTCGTTCCTCCGGTCGCGAAGAACAAACTGCCTGCGCTCTCGGTAATCGTCCAGTTGTTCAGGGTCACGACATTGCCGCCAGCCGCACCAGCCTGCAAGTAAATCTCCCACGTCGTTCCGTCGTAGACGAACGTGACGGACACGTTACCGATGTCCATCGTCATGTCGGCGGCATCACCCTCAATGGTCGAGCCATTCCGACCGACCGTCAGGTTAGTCGTGGACCAATCCGCACCGTCAGCGACGACCACGAAGTCCCCCGTCGAGGGGGACGCTGGCAGCGTCAGGGTCCACGCGCCGCCAGAGGTGTCGGCGATGATCCCCTCACGCGACGAGGCCGTGTAGTTGGCGGTCTTGCGGGAGTAGGTGATGCCACCAGCAATCCCTGTCAGCGAAGAACCGTCCCCAGAGAATGCTGTAGCGGTCACGGTGCCATTCACATCCAGCTTACTGCTGGGGCTTGTGGCCCCGATCCCTACGTTCCCAGAGGAGCCGATGCGGAGGCTGTCAGCAGGTGCGCCATTCTTTACAGTGAGCCAGTTAGTCCCGTTGTTGGAAACTACGGTGTCCCCAATCGAAGTGGTAGTGATGTTCGAGTAACCACCAGAAGATGTGGCTCTGATGCTGCCGTAAACATCCAAAGCATCACTAGGCGAACTAGTCCCAATCCCTACTCGGTTATTGGTGCTATCCACATAGAGCGTATTGGTGTCCACCGTCAAGCCAGCGAAGGTTGGGCTGTCGGTCGTCGCCACGCCCTGATCCATGTCAGCGGCATGCTGCAACTCTTCCGCGCCGCCAGACAGGAACACCACCGCAGTGCCACTCAGCGAGATGGCGGACCCAGCGTTACTGCTCTCGGTCACCGTGCGCGTCAGGGTCGTCCCGGTCGCGGTGTACGTCCCGGTGCCGATCTCCCAGTTGTTGCCATCTTCGATGACGTAGCGGACGGTCTGGCCGTTGGTGATCCCGCCAGCCGCGAAGGTCTGGTAGCCGTCTTCAGCGGCTCCCAGCGTGATGGTGCCCGTCCCGGTCGTGGACGTGGCGACTTTGACGCGGTTGGCGAGCGTGACCATATTTCACCTATCAGGCAATGCGGACGATGGCGTTCGAGGCGTCAGCGGTCGGGAAGGACACGGTGAAGTCCCCGGCGGTCGAGGTCTTGTCGGCACCGAAGTCCAGAACGGCCACGGCCTTGTTGGACGCGGACGAGTTGTAGATCAGCGCGCCGCGCGCGGTGATGGTCGCGTCGGCCCACGTGGTGTCCGAGAAGTCGATATACGCCGTGGTGCCAGAGGTGGAGACCGCGCCGCCCGTCACGGTCAGCGTGTTGCCGCCCGCCGTGTAGTTGGTGCCGGACACCTCGTTGGTGGCGCTGTACGCGGTCGTGGTGGCGTCCAGCGTGGCGCTCGACGTGTACAGGGCGATCTTGAAGGTGTGGGTGGTGAAGTCGTGGACGCCTTCCATCAGTTCCTTCTTGAAGGAAGTCGTCATTGCTTGCGTGATGGCCATGTGGATGCTCCTTACGCCATTGCCTTGGCGCGCATGCGGATGGAAGACGAGCCGACCTTAGCGCGGTCGCTCTCAATTTGCAGGGCGTTCATCGACTGCTCCAGCAGCCCGCCCCAGACCTGAATGCGCTGGTCGTCGTCGAGATACGGCGCGGCCTCCAGCAGCGCGCCGTACAGGTACACGTCCGGCGCGGCGGTCAGCAGCCAGTTGCTGGTCACGCTGTCGGACAGCGCCGGAATTTCCTTGTAGTAGGTCAGTTCCGCCGTGTAGGTGCCGTCAGGCGTCGGCACCAACTGGAACTCCTCGCCGATCATGGTGAAGAAGCGCGACTTGGCGCTCGCGCCGCCGGACAGGTGCAGTTCCTCGGCGGCCTGATCGGGCGTCACGTATTCGAGCGTGGTGATGGGCGTGGTGTTCAACTGGAAGCGCACGTTCTCCAGCCAGTCGCCCGGCACCGCCACGTAGCCCTCGTCCACACTGGTGGTCGCGCGGGTCATCATGCGGTAGTCGCGGATGCGGCGGTTGAACTTGGCCTCGGCCAGCGAAATGAATGACGGGATGACGCTGGTCAGGTCATCCCGCAGAAGCCAATCGGCGACAGCGC